GGCAATCGGTGCCGAGAAGTTGTTGGTGAACTTGATGCCTATCATTTCACATCCTTTGCCAAAGAACAGAACGCGCTCGTCCCCGCCGGATTGACAACGTAACTCAGCACATCAATCGCGCCATTGGTTGCGGTCAGCGTCGGTAGCGTGCCCCCGGCAAACTTCCAAAATGCGTTGTAGCCCAAGGTCTTTGGTGCGCTGGCATGTTGCGTCAAGTGAATCACCCCGCGCTGCCCGGCAACCTTATTCGTCGGCGCGGCCAGGGTCGTGTTTTCGGTTAGCGTGTGGTTGAAGTTGTTCGACAGATCAAGGTCAACCGCAATGCTGGCGGACGTGCTGGTCAGCGCAACGAACGCACCGCGTTGAGCTTTGGTGTATGTGTTGTTGCGCGCAGCGAAGCCGTTCAGATACTCCGTCCGGTTCAGCAACGCCTGTGCCTGCAGGTTCATCGGGCCAGCGGGTCCGCCAAGGACGAGGGTAGTCGTCTCGTGCTGCACCACGTCACTCATTACTGGGGTTGGGGTCAGGTTAGCCATGTTTATGCTCCGCTCCCGTTCAGCCGGGAAATGATATCGTTGATCTTGGCGACTGCCTGGGGCAATGTTGCGTCAGCCGGTAGTCGCGCCAGTTCGCCACTCCGCGCGCCTGTGATGTCGTCCAGGATCAGCTTGACCGGGCGCAGCACGCGGGCCGTTGGCTCATCAAGCCCAGTGGGCGCGGGGATGGTGGGCTTTTTCATACCTGGGTCAGTTCCGCAATCGAGTTCGCCATCGCGATCCGGCGCACGGTCTTGTTGCCAGACACGGCGATCTCCCAGGTGTCGCTCTGGAACCCGCTCGGCAGGCGCATCGGAAGGTTGTTGGTGACGTTCGCCGCATGGCGCAGGATGCCGTCCGCATAGACCTTGACCGAAAGCGTCAGGCTGTCAATCGCACTGGAGTTGATCATCTCGGTGCCGTTCCAGTCGTACTGGTTGATGCCGCAGTCCGCCCAGCCGGATTGATACGCCCCTGCGGCCCATAGGTTAGCGTTGATGATCGCGTTCGCGTCAGCAATCGCTTTGGCGGCTGCGGTGGCTGCCCCCCCGCTGTTGTCGGCGATCACCTGAAGCGATGAGAAGTTGGTCGGGTGCGGCAGCACAAACAGTTTCGAGCGCCATTCGTAAGGCGTGCGGTTGTACTCGTCACCGTCGAACTGCATGACCTCGCCACCTGAGACGATGTACAGCTTGCCTGTGTCGGCGCGGATGTGGGTCGCGGTGGTGAAGGTGCTCATCTCGGTCAAGGGCGACGACGGCACCGACGTGTCCAGCACCAGGCCAGCGCCCATGTCGCTCTCTAGTCCAGCAACGCCGTTCATCTCTTGCGTGCCGTCCATCGCATACGCGCCGTTCATGATGAATGGGACATTTTCGATGATCAAGTACCACATCGTGTAACGCTCGTCGTACCAGATGCCGTGCATCGCGTCCGGGGCGTATGTGCCCCATTCTTCCTGGGTGAACAGCGCCTTGGTCAGCGAGTCAACGCCTGCGCCCTGGATGTAAGCAATACCGTTGTAGGTGGCGTAAAGCACGCCGATCCCGTCCGTCACAGCAGAGCGTTTGGATACGCAAGGGGCGTACTTGGTCAGCCGCTCCATCGTCATACTGTCCGGCGTCAAGCCGGAGCAGAAGTAAGGGTGCCCAGTGGTCAGCACATACATACCTTGCGACACAGCCACCAGTGCCACTATCGGCTCATTGGTCGTCAGGCGGTAACTGGCGGGCCAGGCGTGGGGTTTGTAAGGTTCGCAGAAGTACAGTTCGTTGCCGAGGAACGCGGCCAGGTTGCCGTTGGCCATCGAGGTCAGTCCGGTCAGGCCCGCAGGCGGTTCGTCGTAGTGCGTCGTGCCCAGCGGCTCTGCTAGGTCGTCATTGGCCACGGTGTCCGGGAACGTGGTGGTCGCCGTCTCGCCGACGTACAGGTACTCTGTACTACTGAGTCGGTAGATGCGACGTTTGGTGAACTGGTAGTCGCCGGTCGGGAAGGCGGACAGGGCGGACAGGTTGACCGAGTTACCCGGCTGGATAGTGATCGTAGCGGGCGGTGACGGGGCGCTCTCTTCCTCAACCCCGGAAAATTCTGAGATGTTTGTGTAAACGTAGACCCGGTCTTCGTTGTCGCCGGAGCCAACTCCCGCCAGCGCCAGGGTCGGGGCCAGTGTGGGGGCGGGAACGCCGAGGTTCAGCGTCGTGCGCGGGTAGGTGCCAGTGCCTGTCACGCCCAGGGTAGAGTCGGTCTTCTTCGGGCCACCATCGCCCGTGAAGTAATAGCGATAGTTGCCGGTGGTGTCCGCAACCGGGCCGAGGACGATGTTCACGTCGGTCAGCCAGTTGTACCAGACGCCTTCGCCCTGGTCGTAATAAATGGTTTGCGTCAGGGGATCGACCGGCGTCATCGGGATCAACGACAGCGGCTTGCGCCAGCCTTTGATTGCGCCACTGTGCAGACGCACATCCTGCGCCAGTTGCGCGGCATTGCCGGTCAACATCGCCGGGTCGGTGCGGGGAGACATCCCCCCGAATTGGTCGATGGCGATGACGGTCATGGGTTAGATCACACTGAGCGAGACTCGCAGGGGTACGGTTGTCTGGGCGCGATCAGCCTGGATCGATGCCGCCGTACATCCTTGCGAGAAACGCATCCTGTTGACCTCAGCCATGGCAGGGTCGCTAAAGGGTTGGTTGGGCACTGACCGCAAGCGGGCCAGGACGCCCTCAATCAGCGTGTCATTCCAGTCCCGCATGAACAGGTCGTCGATCTGGGTAGCATCTTTCTTTGGTGCAAAGGACGCAAGGACGGTCAGGTCGCCTGTGGTAGCCACAGGGGGGTGCAGGGTGAGCACGCCAGCGGCATGTGTGTAATGGGTTGCTATCGTGCCAATGGTGCCCGTATCCAACGCAAACGCGCCGAGTTCATTGGCCGGAAGAAGGTCTGCCGTGCCCAGCTTTACCATGGGTACTGCGATGACATCCTCATCCAGATTATCCGGGATCGTCGCGGTCAACGCGGCTACGATGCTGACAACGACTTTACGTCGAACTGGCTCCGCGCGCCGACAGAACTCAATCGCTGCATCAACAATGGCGCGATCGGCTAATGGCTCCGAACAGCCCATGACGTGGTGCATGAAGTAGGGGTAGAACGTGGTCAGTGGTGTCATGCTTCCGGCCTCGCCTGGATGCCCGCGTCAGTTTGGTTGCGTGCGCCAACGGCACCGTCAAACAGTTGCCGGTGCGCAGCGGCACGCTGTGCGTTCGCCGGGTTCTCCGAGTCCTTCAGGAAAGCGCGGAACAGCACGTAATCGAGTAGTGCGCTGGCGAAGATGTCATCCAGCGCCAGGTTGCCTGTTGCCACGCCGGTCACCGTTGTCACGTCAACCGGGTTGACGGCATAGATCGCGTCCACATAGATGGCCGTGGCTGGGCGCGGGAAAACGTAAAAGTTCTTTGGGTTGCGCGGGTCAAACACACCATGCCTGATGGCCGTGGCGGCGGTCTGTGTGTGCCAGTCGGGTCGCTGCACGTCGAGAATCTCGCGCGTGACCATGCGTATCGGCGCTCCCGGCGTCAGGCCGTCCGCGCCCATGTTGCGCACCAGGTCAATCAATCGAATCGCGGCAGTCGGCAGGCTTTGTTTGGTGTTCAGGGCCGTCAGTTGCATCGCCGTGTTGGCCACACTGGCTTCCGGCTTGAACAGGCACACCTCGCGCTGCCCGTCGTTGAACCACTGCACCAGTTCGTCGACCGGCCAGCGGACACCACTGTCTTGCAGGATCGTCGCAGCGCGATCGAGGATGGACGATGCGGCGATCGTCATGCGATTAGCCCGTCACCGGGCTGTTCATCATGTTGCGGATTTTGACCCGCATGTTCTTCTCAGTCATCTGAGGGTGCAGCTTCTGGCCGAACTGACGCTGCGCGAACTCACGCAAGGCGTTGTCGTCCATAGCGTCAAGCTGCACCAGCGGTGCCAACTCGACGTCTTCTTCAACCTGCTTGACGGGTTGCGCCAGCACCGCCATCGCGGCCTTCTTCAACGCAGCACCATCTTCTTTGTTCGCCAAAGACCACACACCATCAAAGGCGACGAACTTGGCGGCAAGTTGCTCGGGCACATACTGCACACTGGCCGGGGTTTCCCAGACCAACCCGGTGCCAAACATATTGTCCGGTCGAGGGAACGCTTTGCGTCCCGTGTACTTGATGCCGATCAGGTCCATACCTTCTCCAGAATTAGGGTGCCTGGGGTGCGAACACCCCAGGACTTGGTGCAACTATCAGGCTGCGCCGACGTGCTGACCGAGGGCCACTGCAGTGGCAACACCGGCCGCGCCAGTGCCTACCGTGCCGAGCAAGCACTCAAGAAACGAGTCCTTGGTCACGGTCACCGGCTCAAACACCATTGCCTTCTTGTTGATGGATGCGAGGACGGTGTCCCCAGCCGCGACCAACTCCGTCGCGGTGCTCCCATCTGCGGGGGTCAAGCGCAATGTGCTAGGGGCTGTGGCACCAAACGCGGTTGCAACGCGGATGCTGATCTCACACAGGCGTGTGCCTGCGGGGATACGCATGAACCGGATAACGTCAGCCGTGGCTGCGGAAGCCGTGCAGGTCACCTTGCCGTCGTACACCACTGCGCCGGGGATACCGGTCAACACCGGTTTGCTATTCAAATCAAGGGGTGAGTAGGTAGCCATGTAGGTTCTCCAAAAGAGGTTGAGGTCGAGCCGGGATTAACCCGGCCCGGGGTCATCAGTAGTTGGCGTAGGTGTCGAGCACGATCACGCCGTGGTCGGTCTTGGTGGTGGTGCCGCTAGAGTTCGCATAGTTGAACTGCAGCTTGGTCTTGCCACCCATGCAGTCAGCCGCGACTTCGAGGTTGCGCTCGAAGTTATACGGACGCTCCATCCAGTTCATGTAGTAGTCAGAGCCTTGGCTCTTTCCGTACACGTTGGCCAAGGCTTGACCGCCGAGGAGAATGGCACGCTGGCACTTGGCACCCACGGTGGCGTCAGCATCAACCCCCGCAGCGCTTTGCACCTTGAGAACTTCCGATGCGCCAAACTGAATCGCCAGTCGATCCATCTTGCGGATCAGGATGCCATTCCAGATGCCGGCTTCACCCGAGAACAGAGGGTGCTTGGAGCCGTAGGATTTACGGTTCCATGCGTTCTGCAGGAAGGTGCGCCAGTTGTTGTTGGCCACGACGCTCATCAGGATCTGATTCCACTGAGTGGAGGTCACATACATGACGTACAACGGTTCATCGCTGGCGGCAGGGTCGTCGGCGATCTTCACCGGCTGCATGGGCACTTCCATCTTGTCCAGTTGCTCGCGCAGCATGTCAATGTGCGACAAGGTCAGACCGTCCGTGTTGTCCAGACCACTGTGCGGGGTGCTGATCACGTCGCTGATCGCCGAAGCGCCATTGACAATGAAGTGACGGTTGAAGGTCGGGGTCAGCACGGTGTTGACCATGATCGGGGCGAAGTCCGCATTGGCCGTGGTCGCCGTGGTGGCTTGATACTGCAACGGCACAACCCAGTCGAGACCGGTTTGCGAACCGCGAGCGCCAGCCAGGTGAACCAAAGTTTGCTGGTCATCCAGACGGGGGAAGTATCCCGCCAGTTGAGCCATCGCCAGACCACGCAGTTGATGCACGGTGCGTTGCTGCGCCATCTTGCCGCCAGCGTCGACCACCTTGGTCAGTAAGTCGATACGGACTTCCTGAGTGCTGGTGGACAGGGCAGAACCCAGGCCTTCAGCGTTGGCGTCACCCACGGTCGGCAGGCCACCGATGGTGTTGACCAAGTCAACGGTCACGGTATCGCCAGCAGATTTGGACAGGTCAGTTACGCGAACGACAGGCATGTCGGGCGAGGTCTGGCCTTTCAGTTTGGCTTCGGCGTCAGACTGCTTGGGAGCCGCACCGGTAATGTTGCGAGAGAAGCCGGGGCTGCGCACGGTCTGTGCGAACAGCGCGGCACCGAAAACTTTACGGGCAAGTGCAGACCCGACGGGAACTTGAGTTTGGGACATAAAAAATCTCCTGCTAGAGGAAAGCGCCTGCCATCACGGCGGTGCATCCAGGGTTCGGAATGGGCTGTCTCACGACAGTCCGTTGTTGTTCAGCACAACTACATAGAAAGGCTTGAGAGGTACTCGGCGGTCTGCTCCGGGGTCATGTTCATGAACATGCGGTTGATCTGAGTCGCGCTCATCGTCTCCACCTGTTCCATCGCACCACCTGTCGTCGCCATCCCACCCGGGATATCGCTCAACGTGTAGGCCGGGGCTTTCGCCTTGGCCGGTGTTTTGCTTGTAGACACTTGTGGCTGCGCGGAATCGCTTGTAGGGACGGTCGTGACTTGCGCTTCGGGGTGGAGAGCTTTCACCACCGCGACCACTTTCTCGAACCGTTCCTCGTAGGTCTTTCCTGCCCACTCAGGGTTTTGTCGCAACATGGCGTCCGCGTCAACCGCAGCCTGCCACAGCGGGCCACCTTCAGCCGACCAGCGAGAGATGTCCGGGTTGCCATCAATGGCGTCCTGAACCTGCTCTTCCACCGACCGGGCTTCGATCGCCTGGCGTTTCTCTTCCTCGGCCTTCACGCTGCCACGCAGGGTTTCGATCTCCTTGCGATTCTCTGCAAGCAGTTCGGCCTGTGTTTCAAACATGCTGGCCAGTTCGGGGAAGTCTGCCCGCATCGCGTCCGCTTGCGTCCGCATGGCTTGAATCCGTTCATCCATCACATCGATGGACTGCGTCTTCTCGGCCGGTGTGGTCGCCTGCGTTGCCCTCTGAGTAATTTCGTCGATCTGCTTGCGCAAGACCTCGTTCTCAGATTGCAGCGTTGAGGCTCGTTCCCGAGCGCCCTTCAAAACTGAGTAGGGGATCGTCCCCTTGCCATCCTTCGTAGACACCGCACTGGCGTGCTCGTCTGGCTTTTCCTCCACTGCCGGGGTCTTCTCCGGTTCTGGTGCCTTCTCTTCTTCCGGTTCTACTACCGGATTCGGTTCTGGCGGCTCCTCACCGTTGGCTAGTTTTGCTAGGGCTTCCATTCCGCCCTCGCCGCTGGCCATCGCTGCAAGCTGGTCAAGGTCCATCATCTGCACATCCGTTGCCATCTGTCTCCATCCTCATGTCGCTGAGTTGCGTGAACGCCCTGGGGCGCTTGGTAGCACCTTACGAGTGCAAGCCGTTGCCTGTACTTGTAACGCAAAAAAAGCGTCTGTCAAGTGCTAATCGTCATCATCCTCATCTAGCGCAAGAACCAGCGCCAACGCCAGTGCCATGGCCTCCTGCTGCCTGTTCGC